GAGTGTCGGGAAATAGCAGCACGGTTAGATATACCAATTTTACAGCCTTAACAAAAAGGAGATGAGAGAATGAATAAAAATGTCAAGTTTAAAGATATCAAAGGCGAATGGTCATATAGAAGAAGGAAAGCAGAAAGAGAGGCAAGAGAAAGATACAAATTTGTTCAGAGCAGAGGAATTGAACTGATAGTTATGGAGGGCAAAAAGGGAGACATGGGGAGGGTTGACAACATGACTTCATACCCAGACAGGCTGACCCTTAAAGATATTCAGGATTTGGTTGACACAGCCAAAGCCTACCAGAAAGAGAAGGGATGCGAGTGCGTTGAGGCCTGTCTGGTTGGTGGCTACGATGGTGCTGAATATTTCATGGGGTTTAGCGATATGGATTACGACCCATGGGTCAGTGAATATGATTTGGATGTCTGGAATTCAGACGAAGGTTGGCTCGTTCAATGGATAAGGAAAGATTATTTATGTGGTTAGTTATTAAGGGGGAGAATATTTCGAGAGGGAGCTTGATAGGAACGATATGCAATGCGCATTTATGTTGTACGAGGAGCAGTTTGGAAAGTTCGACTTTGACAACTATGATGCTTCTGATGCTGATGTCATAGTACAACTCGCGGTTTTAGGTGAAGTAATGTTTGGATGAACTTAAACTTTTATTTTATATTGTAGTTTAATTTTTGTACAGGAGGTAAAGATGGGAAATTGGTTGTGGAAGTTTGCTGTAGTAGTATCAATAGTAACATTTTACTTTTATTTTGTCTGAAACAGGAGGTGTAAAATGGATGTGAGAGAAGGTAAGTTGCGAAGTATCATTGAAGAAGGAAAAACTAGAGTACCCCATGTTCTTGGGGAAATTCAAAGGGAGTTTCAAGATAGAAAAGATACTATTGTTAAACCTGATAGTATCATCTATCACACCAGACCGTATAATGGTAGACGATCCTCATTTGATCATACACCTATTAATGATATCGGGGTGGAACTCTTCAAAAGGGGTGTGGGTTCGATGTCTGAACTCACCTTGACTAATTTCTCCAAAAATCAACTTCTCAGCAAATTGGGAATACCTGTCTCATACGCTGACAGATTAATGAAGTTGGGAGAAAACGAGTTATTGATCGACAACTTAAACAAGATGACAGAGAGAAGATGTGAAAATGGGATGTTGATCAGACACATCGATGGAGTTGCGAAAGGTATCCTATCTCCATCGTATCGTATGATGGATGCGAGCATAGTCTTTGAGGGGTTTGTTAAAGCCTGTCTGGAATCAGGCTATGTACCGTATGGTGGTGGTATAACCGAATCCAGATATCACTTGTCATTTATCCAGACTGAAGTCTTTAACCCAACTCCAAACGAGTACATCGTTTTTGGGTTAATAGTGAAGACAAGTGACTACGGAGCATCCGCTCTGATCGTTGAACAAGTCATTCTGAGAATTACTTGCCAGAATTTGATGACAGGTATGAGAATACAAAATCAAGTTCATTTGGGAAAGAGGTTCACATCGAATGAATCATTCGTTCAAATTTCTAGTGAGACCCACATGCTAGATTCCAAAGCAACAGCAAGTGCTATTCGTGACGCCGTCAAATCTTCTTACCAATTACACGAAGGTTTGAAGGAAACTATTGAAAATTCCATAGATAAAGATGTTAATATCAACACTGAGGTGGAAAAGATGAAGAAGAAGGGATTTTCAAAAGAGTTCGCCGACAAGGTGAAGAATACTTATGAGATGGATATACCAGTGGAGTTGTTACCAAAAGAAGAAAGTGCATGGAGATTAAGCAACACCATCTCCCTACTAGCAAACTCCAAAGACATATCTCCTGACTTGAGTTTAGATGCCCAGAAGTATGCGATGGGTACTTTATAACTTGAGTTCCCTCTCTCCCCCAGTGATGGGGGGAGGGTAGGGATTTATATCCGTCAACCCCTTAACCATAGAGGAGGACAAAATGGAAACAATCCCAGTTGAGTTCTACGAACAACACAAAAAGTTAATATACTCTCAAGCATGGAAATGGTGTTGGGAGTCTGGGATTAACTACGATGAAATGGTGTCGGAGGGTAATCTTGTATTCTGTCAATGTTATCACAGATGGGACAAGAGAAAGGCAAAATTTTCCACTTGGTTGACTGTCAACTTAAATTTTCGCTTTCAAGACATAACGAACAACAGAAAATGTCTCTCTCCAATACCCCCCAATCTGGAGGACAAAAAAGACACCAATTATCAATCTCTAATGAATAATATCCCATCCGATTGTAAAAGATTGGTCAGGATAGTTTTGTTGAACTATTACCACAGGAAAGAAATGGGTATCGATGCTCCCCAAAGTCTTTCCGTTTTGAAAGATTACCTAAAGTCAATAGGTTGGAAGAGCAGAGTAATCCGAAGAAGGATCAAAAGAACGAAAAGTTTTTTCAGAGGAGGTGAAATAAAATGATCAAGAAGGAAGTTGTAAAAAATGTGCACATTTATAAAGTGATCTCTACACTCACTGGGGATTATGAAAAACCTGAGCATGATATGCTGAGGTACGATTGTGCTTTTACCAACAACGAATATCCAGATTGTGTCCTGTATATTGGCAAGTTTCCACTCACTATGGATAGGTGGAGATCATTCACACAAACACTCGTAGAAATAGGTAAATGTGAAGCCTTCGATCTGAGAAAGTGGTACACCATTGATGACGAAGATAACAAGGAAACGGCACAAACCTTTTTTGAGAGGAGGTACGGAAGATTCATTAATAATCCTGTATCACATGCTGAAGAAGTTATCGACCGCTATGAGGACAAGACGGTTAAGACTATCCTTGAATCTGAAGGCAACAAGTTTAAATTCTTACAGTGAGGAAGTATTATAATTTGAAAGTTTCCACTCAACACTTTAAGGAGTGTTGAGATGGACACTTTTATATTTTTAATTTTGTACAGGAGGTAAAGATGAAGAGTATAAAACAGTACGATGGTGGAGGAGTAGACCCTGAAGACAAGGAAATGTTAGATATCCTAGAGGAACAGGAACTAAGGTTATATCTTTGTACCCACTGTGTAAGGGTGTATCCAAAATACGAGATGTGCCAATCCGAAAAGATATGTGCTGACTGTTCCTGTGCTTTACAGGAAGAGAAGTTCCTGTTTGATATGGGACACTATGAAGAGGAGGACTTTGACGAAGACGGAAATATAATAGAGATGTATTAACCTTTACAGAAGGAGGACATTATGTGACGGAGACCGATGAATCTCCAGAACCACAGAAACCAGAATACTGAAAAGGATTGAAAGTTTCCACTCCACCCTTCCCGAAGGGTGGGGATGGACACTTTTTTAAATGAAATAAAGGAAAAACCCACAATTCGCAAAAAAAAAGTTTGCTCTCTCCTACTACCAATGTAACTTATCCCCAACGAAAAAAAATGCGAAAAGAGGGGGGGTCTGGGAGAGGTGACAAATTTTTTTGTTGATTTTTTTTGTCAAATGTGTATAATGATAATAGAGGTTAATTTATTTCTTTGTTTTATTTTGTTCTTTAACAATTTTATCTAAGGAGGTGAAATAAATTATGGGAAAATTTAAAAGAAGATACTCCCCGAAGTGCTATGTTTGTCACAAAGAACTTCAAGACCTAATAGATTTGAAATGGCACAAAGACAACGATAGGACTTCAAGCGACAACTATTATAGATTAAAGGAAAGAGTCCAACGGAAAATCATATTCGTTGGGGAATATTATAGACACAACAAGGCAGATTGTGAACCAGGCGGGAAACACTACATGAAGAATGAAGAACTCGTTAAAAACTATATCAAGAATCATGGCATGCATCCCCTGCAAGGACAGAGGGAAGAAAGGTAGAGTTATGAGAGAGTCAGACAGTTGGGTATGGAATGATGGGGGTAGAGCAGCGGCGGGATTCTCAGGATCAGCGGGTGATTGCGTGACTAGAGCAATTACCATTACAACAAACAAGCCGTACAAGGAAGTCTATGATATAATGGCGAAGGGCAACGAAACACAACGAAGGTCTAAGCATGATCGCAAGAGTGCTGGTAAGAGAACGGCTCGCAATGGAATTAATACACAGAGGAAATGGTTTAAGGATTACATGGAAAGCGTTGGTTTTGAATGGACACCGACAATGTTCATAGGCTCTGGATGTAAGGTACATCTTAAAGCTGACGAACTTCCACAGGGGAGGTTGGTTACGGTAGTATCAAAACACATGGTCGCAGTAATTGACGGAGTAATACATGACACCTATGACTGTTCCAGAGACGGAACGAGGTGTGTATATGGATATTGGAAGGCGGGATGATAGAATGATATTTGACTTAATACAATTTTGTGAAGATAGAAGTATTGAATACAATACTGCTGGGAAGAATGTTACAGAGGGATGGATAAATGTGAACTGTCCCTTTTGTGACGATCCCTCCAACCATTTAGGATACCATCCCAAGACAGGTAAGTTCAACTGCTGGAAGTGTGGTAGTCATTCCTTGTTTGATGTTCTCCAAGAATGGGATGTCCGTTCTATCAAGAAAATTATCAAACAATACCAATCTGGAGAACCAGAAATTCAACAAAGAAGTGTTAACGATGAGAGAGAGATAACACTCCCTTCAGGATCGTATCAACCCAACCTCCATCGTTGGGAGAGACTTCCACACTATCAAACATATCTGAAGAGCAGAAGATTCAACATACATCAATTGATAAACGATTGGGATATTTACTTTGGTGGAATAGTTGGTGAATGGAAATGGAGAATTATCTGTCCCATCTATCATAACTCCAAACTTGTTTCTTATGTCGGGAGAGGTATATCCAACAAACAAGAACCGAAGTACCTGAATCTACATGGAGCGAATCTGAAAAATTATCTCTACGGATATGACCATTGTAGAGAAGGTAGTGTGATAGTGGTGGAAGGTATTACTGATGTTTGGAGGTTGGGAAGGGGTAACGCCGTTGCCACTTTTGGTACTCAACACACCATATCTCAAATTCAACTGTTAAAAAAGTTCAGGAAGGTAGGAGTCATGTTTGACAGGGAAGATAAAGCTCAGGAGGAGGCTCAAAAAATAGTAAACTACTTAACACTTGTAGGTGTAGAGGCAGAAATCCTTCATCTTCCCAAAGGGGAGGAGGAAGTCCATGATCCCGCTGATCTGTCAGACAACACAGCTTATAGTTTGGTAAAAAAGTTCAAGTTGAATCTTTGATTTTTTTTGTTGTAAAAAACGACCATTCACATATAATAAGGAAATGGAATTTTATAATATCACTTTTGAGAGTTCGTATTGTAAGACACAGCACTTTTATCTCCTGTAATTGCTGGGGAGATGGGATTTTCAATAACCCCTCCCATTTTCCATAACCTTACTTTACGGACTCTCTTTTTTTTTATGATTAAAATTGAACTCAACAATAAAATCACTCTACGAGGTGTTCCAGCGGGGATTGTTAATATTCTCGAAGAGGAATTGATAGTAGACAATCCAAACTATCTGGATGCACAAACTAGGGGAAGGGTGACTGTCGGAATACCAAAACAAATCAAATTATTGAAATACAATAAGAAAGGTGATCATTACACCCTTCCCAAAGGCTACTATTACAAATTGATAGAGATGTTGAGAGACAAAGACTACACCATCGACAATAGACAACCTACTTTGAAATCTATTCCTATCGAATTCAAAGGTAAATTAAAAAGAGATCAATTGAGAGCGGGGATGCTGATCCTGAACAGGTCTTATGGTGTATTAAAAGCCCCGACAGGATCAGGTAAAACTATCATTACTTTGTGGGTAATAGCTAGGAGGAGTGTACCAACCCTGATAGTGGTACACACTAAAGAGTTGATGTACCAATGGAAAGAGAAGATACAACAGTTCCTCACCACCGAACCCAATCAAATAGGATTAATCGGAGATGGTCACAGAGAGTTCAAAGACATTACCATAAGCATAGTCAACTCCCTAACCAAGATAGACATCGGGGAGTTTGCTGGACAAGTAATAGTTGATGAATGTCACAGAGTTCCCTCAACCACTTTCTCCAATGCGGTGGGGAAGATAAACACCAACCATCTTCTGGGACTTACCGCTACAGATAAAAGGAGTGATAAACTTGATCTTCTCATCTTCCACTACATGGGTGGACTAATCCATGAGATCAAACCCAAAAGTCTACAAGAGAAAGGACGGATATTAAAACCTAAATTGAGGGTAGTAAAGACAGGGTTCTATTATCCCATGAAGGGTATATATGAAAGAAGACCCATGTTGCAAAAGATGGTAGACGATCAGAAAAGAAACTCTATCATATTACGAGAAGTGAGAGAGAGAATAAAAAAATACCCAAGAGGAGTAGCTCTTGTCATATCAGATAGAATAGATCATTGTAAATATCTTTTTGGTTCACTTGAGAATGAGGGGTCTGAACTTCTCACAGGCAACACTCCCAGTAAACAAAGGAGGGAAGTGATAGGGAGATTACAAGCGGGAGCAAGTAAGGTGTTGGTGGCGACTGGTCAATTGATAGGGGAAGGGTTTGATTTACCTTCTCTCTCTTCCATATTCTTAACCTTCCCAATTAAGTTTTCTGGAAGACTCCAACAATACATAGGCAGAATTGTAAGAGTGATGGAGGGAAAAGATAACCCAATCATATACGACTTCTCAGATAGTTGTTGGTATCTGCAACATTCTTTGAGGAAAAGAATGGAACACTACGAGGAAATGGAAATTTTAGAGGATATATAAATGGATATAAAAATTAATGAGAAAATGGAAAGAGGTTTCAAAGGGGTTTGGATACCCTCTGATTTATATTTAAGGAACGACCTGAATTGGACGGAGAAATTATTATTGATTGAGATAAATAGTTTGGATGTAGGTAGGAAAGGTTGTTACGCATCCAACGAACATCTTGGAAAATTTCTGGGTAAGAATCCTGATACAATTTCCAAGAGCATTACTAAATTAAAAAGGATGGGATTCATTGAAGTAATATCATTCGATGGCAGAATCAGAAGGTTGAGACTAGGAAAAAAATCCTATTCTGGTTCGGAGAAAAATCCCAGTCCCCATAGGAAAAAAATCCTACATAGTAATAACAGTAAAGATATAACAAGAAAGAAAGATACTAAAGTATCTAATACACCATCTGGCGATGGTGTAAAGAAAACTGGTGTTCCCATGTATAAAAAAACTTTTGGAAATAGATGTGTTCAATTGTGGAATAAATTTTCTTTTACAAGAACACATGAATCTCCTTTCATAATTACCAGAATAGATGATTATATGAAACAGTTAACAGAAGGAACATTTTGTTTAGACAAAAATATTGACATAAAATATTTTAAAAAAAACAATATCTCTACCAATGGAAGAAAATACACCAAGACAGAACTTCTACAGGGAATAAAAAATGTGGTGTTATTTTTCAAAGAAGGATATCCCAAAGTACATACTAAAGATTTAGCACATCTCATTTATAATCCCAGAACTGGAACAAGCATATACTTATCCGTTATCGACAGCCCACCAAGACCATTAAAAGATACTACGAAAGTGAAAGACTCAAACCCCAACCTTTCCAAATTATTCTCCTTTCCTGATCTTGACTTGTATCCGACAGACAAGATGAAACTTATCAATGGAGTTGAAACACTGATAAACTATCAGGGAAAAATCCACCTCCGTATGCCAAAGATGGAGAGACTGTTTGGAACTCCTTATCTCTTATGTAAAACCTACAAAGAATGGCTGAACTCTCAAAATTGGGTAGATGAAATCAAGGTGGGAATGATAAGAGCGGACGGTAAGATGTTTAAGAGATTTATTAAGGAAATGGAAGATGAATGCTTTGGATATAAATTAGTCACCAAAATCGAGTAAAATACCCCTAAAACACCTCTAATAACCTCTGAGGTGGGTACACAAGTTCCTACATGGTAAAGTGTCAGGCTGAGGAGCCTGTGACGATATAGAGGATATTTAAGGAGATACCTAACCTATGATAGACGCCAAGATAGAGAAGAACATTATAACTGGGATGATTATCAGCAAGAGGTTCTTACAGGAGGTCAGACACATCTATTATCCCCTTCAGGTTTCGTTCTCAAAACGAGTGGCGGATTGGTGTTTGGACTACTACTCAAAGTATGAGCAACCACCCTCTGAACATATCCAAGATATTTTCCTATCAAACAAAAACGAGATGTCTGAGGATGAACAAGAACTTACCAACGACTTTCTCTCGATCATATCAGACGAATATGAAAATGGCGAAAAATTCAATGTGGAATACGCTTTGGATTCTGCCGAAAAGTATTTTCGTAAACTCTCTCTCGACAACCTTTCTAAAAAACTTACCATATCAATTACCAAAGGAAAGATAGACAAGGCGGAAAATATAGTTAAGAGATTTGAAAGATTGACCAGACCTGAAACACATGGAATCAATCCATTTGAAGAAGAAATAATTAGGAAAGCTTTTTCTGATCAAAGTGGAGATCATCTCTTTGAGTTTCCAGACGCACTGGGTGATACAGTTGGCTTTTTTGAAAGGGAACATCTGGTATCCTTTGTGGGAGTATCAGGTATTGGGAAATCGTGGTGGTTGATGTGGATGGCTCTGCTAGGGCTTTTTGAAGGATTCAAAGTGTTGTATATAAGTTTGGAAATGTCAGAAAAACAAATTGTAAAAAGAATCCATCAGTATCTCAACGCCTGTCCAACGAAAGAATATGATGAACTTTTCGTTCCAGTATTTGATTGTGTACATAATCAAGCTGATTGTTGTAGTAAACCTGAGAGAACTTGTCGTGTAGGAATTGTTGATGATCCCAAAGATATGGCGAAGATGATAAAGTATTCAAAGGCTCGGAGAATAAAATACAAACCATGCACGAATTGTGTAGAGGATTATGAACAAGGAATATGGAAGAGGAAAGTAAAGAGGGAAGTATTATCTGAGGAAATGGTATTGGCGAAAAACAGAATATTGTATGGGGGGTTGTTGAGGAAAAACAGGTTTAGATTCATTAAATATCCATCTAAAGGGGCTACGATGGCAGACTTGGAATCACACCTTCAGAATATAGAGAACTATGATGGGTTCATCCCAGATATCATAGTGACTGATATGGCGGACAAGTTCTCAGCGGAAGATAAAAGACAGAACACCAGAGATCAGATAGGAGAGGTGTGGGAGTCTCACAAGCGAATGGCTCAGGAGAGAAAGTGTTTAGTAGTAACAGCTAGCCAATCAAATACCATGAGGACGATGAAGGATATAAGACAGGGAGATTGGTCGGAAAATATAAAGAAGATTCAGGAGTCGGATATTTCCTTTGCATTGAATCAACAACCTGAAGAAAAAAGTCAGGGACTAATGAGAGTGACAGTATTAAAACAAAGAGATGACGATTTTGATTTAAAAGCAGAAATAAATGTATTGATGAATTATAAGATAGGCAGACCGTATTTAAAATCTTACATAAAAAAATAGCAACTTTTTGTCACAAATCTGACCATTTAGCATATAATAGAACGATAGGATATTTTTGACCTTAACCAAAAGGAGAAAAGAAAATGACGCCTGAAATATTGAAACCCCTTTCCGTAAACATAGAGAGGAAGGATTTGGAGTTTGCGGTGGACGAGTTGAACGAAGTATTATTTATTGGATGTGATGTGAAGATCGGGAAAGGGAATGACAAAGCTATGGAAGAGGAGTTAAAGGAAGCGGCGGAGGAGATAGACAACGATGACTCTTTCACCGCGAGAACCACTGATGTTTTACGATCTCTTGGTGTAAAAGCTAAGTTTCGTACCAAGATAGAAAAGAAGAAATCCACTAAGAAGAAGGAAAAGAAAAAGAAAGTAGAGAAGAAACCCAAACCCAAGAAACCCACCAAAACGAAGAAGAAAAAGAAAGTAGAGAAGAAACCCAAACCCAAGAAACCTGTCGAGAAGAAATACACAAGGAATGATTCAATCTTTGATACTCTGGAACGCATAGACAAAAACGGATGTACACTCCATGAGTTGATTGAAAGGGCAAACACTCGTTACAGCAAAACTGTAAAAGTAGAAACCACATACAGTGGATATCTAAAACACGCCATGTCCGCTTCTGTATATATCCTTGAGAGATTTAATATAATCTCAAAAGTCGTTTATTCTGAACAACCTGTTAAGTATTTCTTGAATGAGTAACCCACTGAGGGAGAGAAGTCTGAAATCTAGACTTTTCTCCCACTTTTTTTATGCCTTTAGAAGGAGAAATGATGTCCACCCTGATGATTGAAAGTTGGGAGAAGATACTTACTGGGAAATCTGTCACTGTCCATGTTAGAAACTCTATCTTAATAAAAGACTTCCTGAATTGTGATTTCATAACACACTACAGACAGGTCAAGAAACACATGGACAAGAAATATGACAACATCATTATATGTTACGGAGCATTTTACTTCAGGTTCAAACAGTATTATAAAATCGTAGACCAGAACAAGGATGCTAATTTCTACTGGTTAGTAAATGAATATAATCTCTCCATCAATTCACTTTTCAAATATCTGGTGGAAGAACATAAAAAGAAATTCAATGTCATCAGTATCAATTCAAAAGATACCCAGAAGACTATGTTCAGTTTTGATGGTGAGGACATGGTGGATAAGTGGTACATCATCAACCTGAACTGTCTTATATTCAATCAAGGAGAAAGAAAGAAGGAGAAGGGAACTATCTTTGGTATCTCCAAAGAGGATTGTATTTACTACGGAACATTCCGACAGGACAGAATCAATACCTTGTTAAAATACAATTCTTGTCCCTATGTCTTGTCTATAGCGTTGAAGAACAGTGAGAAGTTTAAGAAGGCAGGAGTAACTCCTAAACATATTATAGACACACTGGGTTGGATAGACAAGAGGGAGACCCTGAGTAGATTCAAGTACTGTCTTTATATTGAAGATGACCATACCGCTAAAAACTATTCACACATGGCAAATAGATTCTACGAATGTCTGATGTGTGATGTTCTCCTCTTCTATGACCGTATCTGTACTGACACCGTTACTAAGTCAGGATATGATATAGATGACTTCCAGATGGTCAGTGATGGAGAGGAACTCAAGAAGAAAATAAAGGAACTGGATTCCAATAATAAGAAATACAAGGAGTTGTTGGAGAGACAGAGAGGTAACTTTGAAATGATAGAAGGAGAACAGAGAATGGTGAGAAGACAACTAAAGAAACTGATGGGAGGAACAGGATGAACAAAGAAAGACTATTAGATGCTATCCAGAAGGTGAACCCCGCTGTGTCAGGAGCGGGTTTGATAGAACAAAGTAATCTGATCTTATTCAACAGGAAAGAAGTAATATCTTATAATGAAGAAATTTTGATAATAGCCCCGATTGAGTCGGAGATAGAAGGAACTGTCCCTGCCAAAGAACTCCACGACCTATTACAAAAGATGAAGGATAAGAAGGTGACGGTAGAACAAAAGAATGATAAATTGGAGGTAGTTGGAAAGTCTACAAAGGCGAGACTGAAGGTATCGGATGTCAACTTTCCGAAAGCAGACTTACCTGATAAGTGGAAGGCACTCCCAGAGGACTTTGTAAAAGGAATAAGATATTGTAGGTATTCTGTGGCGGAGGAAGGAAATGTATTGAGTAACATCTATCTTTATGATGATAAAGTTATTTCTTGTGATAACTATAGGATTACGGAATATACTATGGAGAAGAAAATGTTCAGGAAGAGTTGCCTCCTTCCTTCCTCTTCTGTATATATCCTGATTCCCTTCCTCCCTGTCTTCTTCTCATCAGACAAAAGTTGGTTATTCTTTAAGAACGAGGATGGAGCGGTTTTGTGTATCAGGAAGGTAGATCAGGGGGAATATCCAGATGTACAGTCCAAATTGGATGAGAAACTTAAAGGTGTGAGGATAAAACTACCTGATGAACTGAAGGACAGTCTTCAGAGAACTAGAATACTATCTGATGAAGACTTGGTGACAGGAAACAGGATGGTAAATATTGTGATAAAAGATGAGAAGATGTTCTGTCATGGGGAGTGTAATGTAGGACAGATAGATGAGACTATAAATATTGACTACAATGGAGAGAGACTCTCCTTTGATATAGTTTCTGACTTTCTTTTTGAGATTTTGGGTAAGACGAAGACCATGACTGTGGGAGATGAATCACTTAGATTCAAAACTAAAACCCTTCAACATATTATCCAATTAGCATATGAAACAGAGGGGAAAGAATGAAAGGGTTCTTTCCTAGAGAGAAGGAGAAGACAAAGAAGAAGGAGGTTAAAGAGTCTGACTGTACAAAATGCAAGTTGTACAGAGGGTGTAATTCTCCTAAGATGAAAGCTTCAGGAAAGGGAGAAAAGAAGATATTGGTAATAGCGGAGGCGTCTGGAAAGACGGAAGATAAGAGAGGAGAACAATTAGTAGGAGAGGCAGGACAAGTGTTCAGAAATGTGTTAGATACATATGGAATAGACCTAGACAAAGATTGTTGGAAGACAAACGCCGTTTCTTGTAGACCTCCCAAGAATAGAACACCATCTAAAAAGGAGATCAAATGTTGCAACCCAAGAATGGAGAAAGTAATAAAAGAGAAGAAACCTAAACTGATAATTCTGTTGGGTGGGGTGGCTTTGGATAGTTTCTTAATAAATCGATTCAAAGGAGCTGCAGGAGGAATTAATAAATGGAGGGGTTTTGTAATTCCTGACCAGACACAAGAGAGTTGGGTAGCTCCCACCTTCCACCCAAGTTTTATATTGAGATCAAGGGGAATCAGGACAATAGAGAAGTTGTTTCAAAAAGATATTAAATCAGCTTTAAAAAAGGTAGAAGTCCCCCTCCCTCGTTACGAATACAAAGTAAATATACTTGATGAAGATGGAGCAGACAATATGTTACAGCAATATCTTGAATGTCCTCCTGATTTATTAGCGTTTGATTATGAAACTACAGGATTGAAACCCTACAAAAAAGGGCATGAGATAATATGTTGTGGTGTTTGTTCTGACAAGAAGGAGTCTTATGTGTTTGAATTCACTCCCAAACTTACCAAGTGGTGGAAACAAATACTGAAGGATAGAAAGATTAAAAAAACAGCTCACAATATTAAATTTGAACATCAATGGAGTAGAAACATATTGGGGGTAGAAGTGAGAAGATGGGTAATAGATAGTATGGTGTCCTCTCATATATTGGATAATAGAAAAGGGATTGTGGGATTGAAGTTCCAAGCGTATGTCAACTTTGGGCAAGGAGACTATTCTTCTCACTTAGATAAGTTTCTAGGGAGTGAAGAAAAAGGATTCAACAAAATAAAAGACGCTCCCAGAGAGGAACTACTCCATTATTGCGGAATGGATTCCCTTTTACAATTCAGGCTCGCTGAAAAACATATGGAGGAACTCTAATGTATATCAGAAAAGCTACAGACAAAGTTCTAGAATTGGTACAAGAGGGAATGATAGACAAAGATTATGTTATATTGTGTCGCCTCAAATATATGTCGGAGGATGAGGTGAAAGATATGGCGATAACAAATGAAATGTTTAAAAAGGAGTCACTTGAATGAACTCACAAGCCTACAAATTATTCCATGAAGGAATATTGGCGTTTGCTGATATGGAGAATAATGGTATCAGAATAGATGTTGGATATTGTAGAAGACAAAAAAGACATATTGAACAACAGATCACGATGTTAGGTCTTGAGTTGGATAGATCAGAGGAAGTAAAAATGTGGAGGAAAGTATTTGGAGATAAATTTAGTATAGATTCTAATGACCAATTAAAAAAAATCCTCTTCACTCATATGGGACTAACTCCACCTGTTTTGACTGATAAGGGAAATCCATCAGTAGACAAGGAGAGTCTTTATCTTATAGATTCTCCAATTGTAAAACCTTTGATACAATTAAGACAATTGAAAAAGATGAACAATACTTATTTGAAAAATATAATGAAAGAAACTGTCAATGGGTATCTTCATCCCTTCTTTAATCTTCATACTGTTCAGACCTTTAGAAGTTCATCAGACAAACCTAATTTCCAAAACATGCCCATTCGTGATCCTTTTATGGGAAAGATTATAAGACAAGCATTTGTTCCAAGAGAAGGAGGGATGATAGGGGGGTTAGATTATGCAGGGATAGAATTGTCAATGGCTGGATGTAACAGCGAAGACTCTGTACTGATAGATAATTTTACCACCATACACAAAACACAAGCGGGGAAATGTTATTCTCTTCCATTGAAACAAGTAACTAAGGATATAAGATATTGTGGAAAGAATAGGTTTGTATTTCCCCAACTGTATGGAAGTTGGTATGAACCATGTGCACTTTCTTTGATGTCCGCCATAAAGGAACTCAAGTTAAAGACCAAAGATGGTCTTGGACTACTAGAACATTTAAAATCGAAAGGTCTGGGGAATGAAAAAACCTTTCAAGATCACATAAAGAAAGTGGAGAAGGAATTTTGGAATATCTACCATGTACACCACGATTGGCAAGAGAAATGGATAGGAGGTTACACTAAAAAAGGATACATAGAATTATTGACAGGATTTAAGTGTGGTGGTGTAATGTCGAAGAATCAATTACTTAACTATGCTAATCAAGGGATAGCTTTTCATTGTTTGCTATGGAGTATAATTCAAATGAATAGGTGGTTAAAAAAGTACAAAATGAAAAGTAAAATCATCGGTCAGATACATGATGATATGGTGATGGACATTAACATAAAGGAGAAGGATGATGTACTAGGAAAGGCGAAGGAGATTATGTGTATTGACATCAAAAAAGTGTGGAAGTGGATTATCACACCGTTGGAGATTGAGGGGGAATTCTCTGGCAAGAACTGGTATGAGAAAAAGGAGGTGGTTCTCTAGAAATGATTACTAAGATAGATGGGAATGTATATTTGTCATTGGATGGGAAACGAAGGAGGAATATTGGAACTTTCAGGAAAAACTCCAAAGGGGTGAGGGTGTATAGGAAGTACGAGAATTCTATATTTAGAAAATACAGAGCCTTTGGAATATGTCAAAAAGTGATAACTGATTTAGACCCTGATCTTATAAAAATTCAATGGGTAGGAGGTTCAGAAACTGAAAGAGGTATATATATTATTGGAAAGAGAAAAATGAAAAAAGAATGTATAAAAGAAAAACACAAGGGAGAAGAACGATGTTATATCCCTATTGACAAATTTCATTTTAGGAGGGAGAGATAAAATTGAGATGTAAACATAAAAACAAAAAGAAAGGGTTTTTCAAAGACAATCTCACAGGGGAATTTTATGAGTGGGAGTGTATGGATTGTGGGTTTAAACAAAGAGAAGGGCGGAGTTATGCTCACAAAGAAATTTGTGAATGTGCACAAACCCTAAAAAAGTATGCAAAACAAGGAAACTTAAATCAGTCTTTATGCTGTTTAGGTCTTTTACAAAAAATGATATTTGATGCTATGCACCGCTTAACTGACCCCGCGAAGGGTAAAAAGTATTTTGAAGAGGTATTTTGAAAGGAAGATCAATGGAAAGAAATATGCCACTGCATATAGATTATAGACCTGAAACTCTTGATGAAATTGTTGGAAATAAATTTACAGTAAAAGGTCTTAGAACTATTTTAGATAGAGACAAGAAGGAGATTCCACACTCTTTTCTATTTCATGGAGCTAGTGGATGTGGGAAGACTACCTTCGCTAGAATCATCTCGAAGGAGTTGAAATGCAAAAACAACAATTATATAGAAATTAATGCAGGAAATAACAGAGGGATAGAAACAGCGAGAAATATTTTGAAGAATATACAATATAAACCTATGGGGGGAGGAGTTAGGGTTATACTGCTGGATGAAGTCCATGCTACCACCAAAGACTTCCAGAATGCTCTACTTAAATCCCTTGAAGACACTCCTCCCCACACCTACTTCATTCTTTGCACTACCAACCCAAAGAAACTTCTCAATACTGTAATAAGTAGATGTACGATGTTTGAGGTAAAAAAATTAACTGACAGTCTACTTACAGGACTAATAAAGACAGTTATCGTTCAAGAAAGAAAAGAAGTGGCGCGGGAAATGCTAGAACAAATCGTGAAGAAAGCTTGTGGGAGTCCAAGACAAGCTCTGATCAATCTCGACAAAGTGATAGACTTAACTCCTAAAGATGGGATGAGAGTTATACAAACCTTCAAGACCCAAGAGGAAAGTGTACTAGAACTGTGTAGGGCTCTCTTAAACAGAAGCGAATGGAATAAGGTATGTAAGATACTGAAGGGGATTGAAGAGGAGCCAGAGACCGTCAGATGGAGTGTATTGGGATATATGAATGGTACATTGTTGAGAAATAAGACAGAATGTGAATTGGTATATGGAAGTCAGAGCCTTGATAAACAAGCAGCCATCGTCCTAGATATGTTTCAATACCCATTTTTCGATTCAGGGAAAGCGGGATTAACTTTGGCGTGTTTTAAAGTACAATGAAGATACTGGTAATAGATAGTCACAAGGGAGTGAGGAATCCTTCTTCCAATAGGAAGTCGTTACACTGGAAATTAGCAGAACTTATCTCAACGGAACTGGGCGGAGACTTCATCTGGTCTTACAGGGGAGTCAATGACAATATCAAGGAAGGATACGACAAGATAGTTTTTGTTCATGCCTCTCATTACTCCTATACCGATTATAAATGGATAAGTAAATCACCAGAAGCAGAATTGTATTATATTATAAATGATTATGACTTGGGAGAACCCAGAACACTGTGGACAGCATGTAAAGAAGGAAGAAAATACACAGTTATGGCGGGGTTCTCTCCAGAGCCCAGTAAGATTGTAACAAAGTATACGAAGGAATGGTATCAGACAGAATTGAATTCTTTATGTTTTATAGAACCTCTGAAAGATGAGAGAAACTTTTTGTTTCCTCCGTCAGGGTGTGTCTATTGGGGAAATTATAGGAAGAAAAGACTACCTTATTTCTTAAAGTATCTAAACCATAAAGATGTGACTCTTTCTACTCACAAGAAGAATTGGGGGAAGTTCTATAGGAATGGAATAAATGTTAAGAATAGCAGGTCTAGGATGGATTGGACTAAGCAGGGACTCTTTGATTTTAAATATTCTCTATACATAGAAGATACTGTCTCCCATAAATTTTATTGTACTTTGGCATGTAGGTTTTACGAATCCCTAATATATGGAGTAGTCCCTCTCTTTGATAAATCATGTCTTGATACATTAGAAAAAAGTGAACTGAAAGGTTATGAAGACTACTTGATAAACTCTCCGAAGGACATAAAAAGGAAGGAGGGTCTGACTAACAAAAGAGAATGGATTGAGTTCTCTAGAAAAAGAAAAAACAGCACTTTAAAAAAGATCAGAAAAATTATATTGTCATAAATTTGAAGATTTTGCATATAATATAGGAGGAAATATGGATAGAGAGTATGAAAAAGACATCGTCATTAATGAAAAAGATTTGAAGGAGGAGTGGGAAAGGCAAGCGGGTTTGTATCTACATTATTCAGTAGAGCTTGCCCATGTGGAAAAGGAAAAGAATAAGACCAGAGAACAACTAGACCTTGTAAAAGCAAAGTTGGATAAAAAAATAAGGGAGAATCCTAAAGACTTTGGAATAGCAAAGATAACTGAGAATGTGATATCCAATTCTATAATGTTACAGGAAGAATTTGTACATCTCAACGAAATATATATAAACAAAGTGTATGAGGTGTCGGTACTACAGGGAGTGATCAGAGCATTTGACCACAAAAAGAAGGCGTTGGAGAACTTAGTCCAATTGTACTTATCAGGTTACAACGCTGAACCTAAACCAACAAGAACAAGGAGGAGAAATTGAGTGTATCATTTTGGGACTTTTTATTAAAGACATTTTTAGTCGTATTAGTAGTAGGTTGTATGTACCCTGCTTTATGTAGGTTTACTTTTAGAATTTATTTTGAGGAAAGAGGAAGATAATGAGTAAGAAAAGAGGAGATCAAGATTTTATAGATAGAATGAATAAACAAAGTCATCAAGGAGATTCTAGAGGTGGACAGAAGAGGACTGCTCTTGATCTGTCCATGTTAAAAGGTGATGGAGAAGACTTAGTTTGGTACAAACCAAAGAAGACAAAGGGCAAGGAACGAAACAGGATTGACATACTCCCTTTCTTGGTATCTCAAAAATGGTACAGTAAACTCAGGGACTACAACAAACTACCATCAGAACGAGAGATCGGAAAAAAGGAACACACATTGATGATTCCAGTTCACTATGATATTGGAATAAGTGGGGACACAGTTCTTTGTTTATCAGAAGCCTTTGGAGGGAAATGTGCTATTTGTGATGAAATGTTTGAGAAGTATCGAGAAGACGAAATAAAGAACAAAGAATATTGTGGAAAAATACGAGCAAAGTGGAGATGTTTTTATAATGTATTTGACCACGAAGACGAGGAGTATGAAGGTATTAAACTCTGGGACATGAGTTACCATCTCTTTGAAAAATATCTAAGACAGGAAAGTAGAGATAGTGATGAGGGCAATGTCCCATTTGCTGATTTAGAAGTGGGAAAGATAGTAACCTTCAAAGGTAGAGAGAAATCATTTGGGGAGAGAAAATTCATAGAAGCAGAAGGAATTGAATTTGAGGCTAGGGAAGAAGATTATGAGAATGAAGTGTTGGAGGAAGTCTATCAATTGGATAAATCATTGATAATTCCTGATCCTGTAGAAGTGAAGAAATCTTTTTATCAGATAGAAGATGATGATGATGACGAGGAAGAGGAAGAAAAGAAGAACGAAAAGGTTTTTGGAAAGAGAAAAAAGAAAGATGAACTCCCTGAACATGGAAAGGATGAAGACGAAGACGAGGATGAAAGTGATAACAGGTGTCCCTTTGATTTTGAATTCGGTATAGATGCTAATCATAAGGATGAGTGTGAAGAGTGTGATGAGGATATCTTTGAGGAGTGTGTTGAAGAACAAGACAAATTATCTAAGAATATAGAGGACACTACTAAAACTCCTAAGAAAGCTAAAAAGAAATCATTCAAAAGGAAGAAGTGATGAAGAAATATACTATAACACCATTACAAGCTATTGTTGAATATAAAAAATCTGGATTGGGAGATGTCTCAACCCAAACTATATTCAGATGGTTAAGGAGTAAAATGATTGTGGGAAGTAAGGTGGGGGGAAGGTGGTACATTGACAAGAAGAAGTTTATACAGTTCTTGAAGGAGAACAAACCATGAAGAAACCATTCAAAAGGAAGAACCCTACAGTCAGGCAAGTGGAAGACAGATCAAAAAAAGAAGATAATATAACTAGGGTAGAATTTTTGGATACAGGTTCTACTCTTCTTAATTTAGCGGCGTCAGGAAAAGGAAGAAAAGGAGGCTGGGCGCGGGGGCGAATCGTGAATTTAGTAGGGGATGGGAGTAGTGGAAAGACACTACTCGCACTGGAAGCCTGTGCCCAGTCTTTCTATCACATCAAAGAGAGGGAGTCCAAATTATTTTCAAAGCCTAAAAAAGTCATGGTAGTATACAACAACAGGGAGGGTGTTATGGACTTCCCTCTTGAAGAAATGTATGGACAAGAGTTTGTTGATGGGGTGGAGTGGATTCAATCCTCCACCTGCGAAGAATTCGGCAGGGATTACCAGAGGAGAGTCAGCAATCTTAAAGATGGGGAGTTTCTATTATATGTGGTAGACTCCCTTGACTCCCTTGATAGTTCAGCAGGATGGAAGAGAACGGAAAAATCTGTGAAGACGGACAAAGATATAGAGGGCTCTTATGGGATGGAGAAGGCTAAATATTTCTCCTCTTCCTTCTTCAGCCATCTTTGTAACACAATGCAAGGGAAAGATGCTACATTGATTTGTATTTCTCAAGTGAGAGATAATATCAATGCGGGTCTATTCGGAGAAAAGCATAGAAGGGTGGGAGGAAAGAGTCTAGATTTCTATACTCACCAAGTATGTTGGTTAGCGGTGAGGGAGAAGTTGAAAAAGACTGTTAAAAAACAAGAAAGGGTATTTGGGGTAAGAGTAAAAGCAAGATTTAAGCGAAACAAAACTGCCAAACCTTTCAGGGATGCTGAGTTTGATCTTCTTTTTGACTACGGAATAGATAATGTGGGAAGTATTTGTAAATTTTTGGGGAAAGATGAGGATCATATTTCAGAATTAGAAAAAGATTCAAAAAAACTCGCTAATATAATAGAAAAATTGGAGCAAGATTGGCAAGAAATAGAAAAAGCGGTTAAACCAAAGAGGGAAAAGAGGTTTTGAAAAAGAAAATAAAGGTGTCTTCTGCAAAAGCAAAGGGTAGAGAGTTACAAAAGTGGGTTGCAAACAAAATATCAGAAATAACTGGGATCAAATGTGGGAAAGACGAGTTGATTGAAAGCAGAGAGATGGGGCAAAGTGGTGTTGATATCAAATTAATAGGTACAGTAAGACAACTTTTCCCATTTTCAGTTGAATGTAAAAGATGTGAAAGGATTAACCTTTCACAATTTATAGAACAAGCAAAAGCCAACCAAAAAGAAAATACAGATTGGCTTTTGGTAACTAGGAGAAGCAAAG